TCTGGACCTGTTGGCAAATAACTACTGGGCACACGTAATGCTCTCAGCATTTTGTTTGTAAAGTAACGTAGGTCATCAATTTGTCCTAGGTTCTCACCGCCTGGTAGCACTTCAACTTTACTACCTCTGCCTTCAGCAGTTTGTGCAAAGAAGTAGTCTTCCATAATGCTCAGTGGATTGTATGCAGCATCCATAATGGTTGTGCCACCACCTGTTTTGTTGGGAATACGTTTTTGATGAATTTCGTTTTTAACACGCTCAACAAAGCCCATTGCTTTGTTTGCTGGCATGTTACCTACGTCTACATAAAATACTCTACGTTCTGGTGCACGTTGCACACGGTAGATAATGATACTATCTTCTAACAGTTCTTTTTGTTTGTAAGTTTTAAAGATTGGATCAAGTATACTTGCACCAAACGGATAGTCACTGTCCATACCTTCTGTAAGTGCTGCATGGATAACATGTGTTGCATCTACGTTGTATTCTTGAATGTTTCCTACACCACTGTTAGCGTAGTTGCCTGAGCCTGCACCATAACCGTTACGGTCAATAGTGTTACCACGCATCATACTATTAACAGTACTGTAAGTATTAGCATGTTGTACAGGCTCACTTACAGTTTTTGTTTTCATGTTTAAGTCTAAGTTTTTAACTATGTATTGCTCTGGCTCTTTGCCTTCCGCTTCATTGATAATAACTTTAGTAACGTCAACAGGGTTAACATAATATAACTCCCATGTTTCTGGATCACGAATGAAAAACTGATCGCCATACTTTACAGCATTGCGGAATGTTTTAAATAATCGTCTGTCCCAGTCTTGCAAGTTACACCACTGACGAAGTGATTGCTCTAAAATTTTAGCTTCACTTTCAGTAGTATCACCTACATAATCAATTGCAAACGGTAAATTGTTTGTTTCGTCTAATTGTGTGCTAAACTCAGCAATAATATCAAGGGCAGCATTGATTTCACTGTCCATGTCCATCTGGTCATACTGTGCATATCTTTCAACACGGTTAGGTTGAGCTGTATACTTCAGGTAACCAGCTTTGGAAACGGCTAGCACTGCTAGGTTTCATCTCAGAATTTTGTCCCTGATATACAGTAAAATGTTTTTTCCAACTCATAAGAATACTCTTTTTTCTATTATACTATATTTATCGAAGTTGTCAAGTGTTTTAATCAGTGCTTGGATTCAACGATGGCAGAATTGTGTTGAGCCTTGCGATAGCAGTAGCTAGTGCCTGATTTATGCTAGCCCCGTTATCGATAGAGTTTTTAATGTCAGTAGACATATTTGCCCATGTCTCTAAAAAACCATCAAACATGCCTGCCAATGGATTAGTTTGAATCGGATCACCATTTTCATCGTATCCAGTTATTTCATTTTCTCCAAACATGTTTTTTATTACTTCTTGTAGTTCGGGCCCAAGTTCATCTCCTTCCAAGCCTAATGCAAGTAGTCTTAATTGTGCTGCTCCAGGAAGTCCAAGTGCTCCGAGTATGCTTGCCATGAATGCAACATTTTCACCTTGGGCTGCACTTTGATTTTCTCTTAATAATCCTAACAGACCTTGTGCACCAGATAACATCGTAGTTGTTTCTGTCATAAAGCTAACTGCATCCCTAAAGCCATCCGATGACGGCAAGTCTGCAAGAGCTCTAACAAATTTTGGAAATTCGTTACCAGTAATGTCCATGTCAAACGCTTCTGTAATTTCTTCCATTAGTGTAGTTCTCAGTGTTGCTGCAAATTTTCCCATTTCTGCCGCTGTACCAGACAGTGCTAACTGTCCGGCTTCTGCTGCTTCTGTCATTTTAAGTGCAGTTTCATTTAATTTTTCAACACTTCCAGCAAGTGTATCTGATCCGCTGCTAACAGATTCTAATCTAGCTTGTAGTAAAGCTGTTGCACCGTTGATACCAGCTCTACTTGCTCGTATTACACTTTCCGAAGGAGTCAATTCTTTAAATTGATTTGCTAGTTGATCTGCAGTCCCTTTTAGAGTCTGTGGATCAGCACCAGCTAAAATCATTTGTTGCATTTGTTCTAATGCCCCACGAAGATCAATTCCTTCAGCCTGAGCGAATGCAGCAAATTCAGAAAATCCTTCATTCATTGAATCCATCGGTAGTCCGGCTAGTAAGTTACTCATTGCTGTATCTAACATTGGTCCTGCACTACCACCAAGTTGTGTTAATCCTTCGATAGCACTGTTAGCTGCTACCCGTTGTTTTTCATTTAGTCTGGCTAGCATTGCGGCATTAGTTGCATCTTGTCTAAAGTTTTGACTTGCTTTGATTCTGTCTTGTATATCTTGTCCAGTTAAACTAGCCATTTGCTCATTTAACAATAGCTGATTTTTAATACTTGCAACCATATCAGCTTGTGCAGTAGCAGATGACATATCTGTTTGTAACATACCACGTCTAATTTCTGCTTCGTCTGCAAGTAGCCTTGCCATTTCTTTACTGTTCAGTCCAAAGTAACCGAATTCTTTAATACCGTTTCTTAGTTGAGATGTTAATGATAAAAAGTTTTTAGCACCGGTTGTTGTATTATCACCTAATGCTCTGATTGCAATACCTGTTTGTCCTGTAATTTCACCAAACTGTTCTAAACTTAATCCAATCTCAGATGACTTAGTTTTAAATTCTTCTAAATCTTCTGCATAACCTGTGCCAACTCTGCGCAAGTTAGACATAGAATTACCAAACTCTTCAAAAATACCAAACAAAGTTCCTAACTGTGCACCCATTGCACCCAAACCAAGAGATCCTAGCATCTCTTCTGCCATAGTAGAACCTTTTTCGTCTCCAGCACTACTAGTAAGTCTATTAAAAACTCCGCCTGTAGAAGAAACAACTCGGCCACCTGCAGTTGCTACACCGCCAAATGCTCCACGCATTTTGCCAAACATACTGCCTAATCTGCTGTCAGATTTTCTACCTTCGTCTTGGATTGCTCTTATAAGTTTATCAGTGTTTTTATTTTCTGTTTGTATTTCTTTTTGTACATCTGCACCTAGTCGTTGTGCAATAGACGACAATAATGCAGACTGTTTAGCAGATTCTGTATACAAATCTCTAAGAGTTGCTTCAGACGCAAGATCCGAAACATCTACTGTAACACTTTGTCCACCGAATGGTATT